CAGTGAAGCTCGTATACGAGTTCCAGGCGAAGGATGAGAACGGAATACCGATAGGTCGTCGTACACACCTAGAGGCATTCTCACAAGAAGAGCTCGACAAGAAGAAGGAAGAAGCATACGAACAGGCAGTTCGTGCCTTCCATCGCTTGAAGTCACAGAAGCCAACATTTAACAAGCCAATTCAGGAATCCTTGAGCGACGAGCAGATCGCCAAGATTATCGAGCAGGCTAAAACCGAAACGGATCCGGCTAAAGCGGCCGAGATAGCTCGTGGAGCGGCTCAGACTCTCTCAGTATCTGAAGAGGCTGCAAAACTCAGAGAGGCTAGCGCCAAAGCCACACAGGCATACGCAGAAGCCGCAGGCATGAAGATCGCCTATGAGTGGATGAGATTACACGTCCACGACTACGAGCAGAACGATGCAAACTCCAAGTTGATGTCTGAATATCTGACCGTCAATGACATGCCGGTCACACTCGACAATTTGGAAATTGCATTCAACGTCCTTGAATCACAGCTGTCTCGTCCAGAGGCAGCCACAGTTTTACCCGCACCATCCCCGGCTAATATCCCGGTTGTGGCTCCGGTAGTAGAGACCGTAGCACCCGTAGTACCAGTCGCAGCACCGGTAGCTCAACCGGTTGTTGAGACTCCGGCAACGTCAGCAGTGCAGCAAAATGTGCTTGCACCTGTGAAGCGCCCGGGAGTCGTCGGTGGAATCGTTCCTGGTCAGCTGTCTGGGTCACGCCCCGCAGTCACCAAGAATGCACCGAAACTCACAATGGCAGATATCACCGCCATGTCCCGCGAGGACTACAAGAAGGCAATGAAGAATCCCGCAATGCGCGCCGAAATCGAACGCATAGCACGGTCAGCACCTCGCAAGGGCATGCAGTAATAGTCAGCCTAACCCCCAAGATATGGGGAGCTTGAGCCGAAGGTAACAAAATGAGCGGACCAAATCCCTCAGCATCAAACGTATCAAACGTTCTAACAGCACAGGCGATCTTGTTCGATAAGGAACTGATCCCGAACTTGAAGGGCGAAACAGACGCATTCGTATCAGCCGCAGAGCGTCGTGTACAGCCGTTGAATGCCGGTGTAAACCGTACGTTCTTCAGCTACAACACGCTAGCTGGCGACACGGTACAGAACGCGGACGGAACAGTTGGCGCACCGGAAATCGTGTCTCAGGTTTCATCACCAGCCCAGATCGGTGAATGGAACAACTACACGAACTTCAGCGCGTTCGTTATCGCATCAGCGATTGACGAGTTGGTCGGTAACTCGGCTAACGAACTAGGCTACCAGGCTGGACAGAGCATTTCAGAACTGTACAGCGCCGTAGCAGATAGCGCATCTCTCGTTGACGCCAACGTTAACCAGAGCAGCTTGCTTGCATCACCGTACACGTTGGATCTCGCAACGGTTCGTACGTTGAAGCAGCAGCTAGTCAGCAAGAACGTTCTGCCTAACAAGGCAGGAAAGTTCGTTGGCGTTGTCAGCCCGAACGTGTTGGGAGATATCTACAACGCAACGACAGTGAACAACTCAATCGTTGACTTGTGGAAGTACGCCAACATGGAGAAGTTCGACAAGATGGCAGGTTCGGACCAGAAGATGGAAATCGAACTGCCAGGCACGAACATTGTGTTGAAGCAGACACCGTTCGTGACGACAACGGCAAACTACCAGGCGTCCGGCAAGATTGCTTACCGTACATACGTGTTCGGTAACTACGCAATGATCGGCGTGTGGCTCGAAGTTCCGGGCGACACAGACTTGGACGAAGGGGACTGGCGTACGATTGAGTGCCGCGTTGTAACAGACGCGCCTCCGTCAAGCTTCGACCCGACAGCAACAATTGGAGGTTGGGCCAGCTATCGCTTTCACCAGACAGTTACCCTTCCGCCACAGACCGGTTTGAACAGTCAGCGTATTCGTTACATCGACTCGGTACCGGCTATCCAATAGAAAACAAAGGACTTAAAGTCCTTTTACAAACTTCTTGACATAGGTTGCAACCTATGTTATGATTAAGAGTGGAGGAGTTCGCCTATAACGGACTCCTCAGCTCGCTCTTTATAGGAGAGTTGAATGTTCGTGTATCAAATCACCAATAAGGTGAATGGAAAGAAGTACGTAGGGCAACACGCAGGTGAGGATTTACAGAAGTATTGGCTGCATAATGTATATCGCGCCACCTCAGGCTTTAGAGGTAAGCCCGCTTTATACAGAGCCATTTGTAAATACGGCGTGGATAATTTTGAGGTAAAGCCCCTCGTTATCGTCGGAACTAAGCAAGAACTAGACTATTACGAGATTGAATTAATACGAATTTGGGATACCACCAATCCAGATAAAGGTTATAATATCACCGCTGGAGGGGGCGGTTCTTACGGCGTTAAGCGAGACGAAGAAACTAAGGCTCGTATGGCAGCAGCGCACGTAGGTTTAAAGATGCCAGAAAGTCATTCTCGTAAACTATCCGAACGAAACAAGGGCAACAAATACGCTCTTGGTCGGAAGATGACGAAAGAGAACTTCGACAAACTTATGGCTGTTCATAAAGGCGCAAAGCGGTCTCCTGAAGCGAGAGAGCGAATGCGTCAGGCTCAGCTAGGTAGTAAAGCATCAGAAGAAACGAAACAAAGAATGCGTGACGCTCAGAAAGGACGTCGCGAAAAGGAACGTAATGACCAATCAGCTTCAAGAACTAGATAAACCGTTCGAATCGCGTCACGACTTGTCAGCCACACGGGCAGCCATCAAAGATATGTTAGCCGACGGGACACCCAATTGGGTACGTTTCCCCGAAGATTACAAAGCCTTTGCTAAAGAGTCCATGCAGGCAGAGCGTGAAAATTCGCAGAGGATGGCGGCAGAGTACAAGTGGGTTGATCAAGAGTTACTAGCGAACAGAGAAAAGACCAACGGTATCGGCACTCGCGACTTCATCGCGAAGCTCCGCAATAACGGAGTGAAGTGCTTCACTGTAGACAATGGATTTCCTCCGCAGACAGTCGCTCTATGGGCTATACCACCAGGGCAAGGTCAGAAGGCCCGCTACGTTTGCTACTTGCAGGTTCCTGCAATGTACGAATGGAGCATTCTAAAGTTAGACCGTAACGGAATCCCCGTCGGTGAAGACTTCAGAGGCTGGCGTACAGTAGCAGTGCAGTTAGTTCAGAAGGAAATTCTTACTGAACAAAAGATGCATGAGATCTTCGGCGTTCCCACACCGAATGCAAACTCAGCACGGTATTTCAGAACGTTGTGGGAAACACGTCACGGAGCTCGCTATGCGGATCCGGATAGTCTAGATTAAGGAGCCTCACTCATAGGGGAGAATCAGTCCCGAGGGCAAACATATGTCAACTGAAAAAGTGAACGTAAACGTAAATGCACCAGTCGCCGTCTCTAAAGAAGAGATGACGGAAGCGCTGAGAGGTAATGACAGCGCAAAGATGGACTTGTTGCTCAACCTTCTACTCGGCCAGAAAGAGCGCGAGTTGAAAGAGCAGGAAGCTAAGCAGCGCGGCGTAGACCAGCAGGACTTCACGGCGCGTCAGGAAAGCAAAGCATACTTCCAGAAGAAGGTCACAGATCAATCACGCTGCAGTCACATGAAGGGGAACGGAACACGCACCCCTAGCCAGGCGATTGATTATAACATCGGCACCCATCAGTACATTGATGGGCGATTCGAGAAGAAGTGCCTGACCTGTAAAGCCAAGTGGGAGCAGTCAGACACTAAAGAATTTTTCGTTCGTAATGGACGCAAGTTCCATAACTGGACGGGTTTCGGTTGGGATGAAGTGTCCCGCTGGCCGTCAACGAACAAGATCACCCGGTCTGAGATTCCAGCAGCCGGAAAGCCGGAAAGCGTCCCGACGTCGGAAGACGGAACGGAACTTCCGGATATGCAGTTCTAAGTTACCTTAGCAGACAGACCGAGGGGCGGCGGATACCGCCCCAAAACTTTCGATGTATATCCTACCCCTAGCCATATCAAATCAAGCCCTAAATACTGCGATCCAACCTGCACAACTGCGCGAGGAGTTTTAGAATGAGCACCCTAGGAGTATGGGTACCACAAGGCACAGTCATTCCGTCGGTCTCCAGTGACTCTCCTCAACAGCCAAACGTGCTGTTCGAGGGTAATGCGCAGATTTTGTCAGGCAACGTGTTCAAGTGTATTTTTTCAAACAATACAGGAAGCATTCAATACGCTGAGAGTTCTAACGGGACATCTTGGACCCGT